GGTTTGCCGAGTGTTTCTGGTTGTGAGACCTTGCTTACGACTTCTTCATCTCAATTTGATATCAATGAGGTAGTGGAGGCTTTATCTCGTACCAAGTCACCTTCAGCTAAGAGCCTGGTAATATTGGATATGATGGTTAGCGGAGTAGTTCCTGATTTACTGATTGCACCGGCCAAAGCTAACCGCGCCGCTAGAACAAAAGTCAATATTAAGTTGTGTGACTTGTTACAGTCAGTCAAGTTATATTTTTCAGATTGTTGGCTTGATATGGCGAACGCAGTGACTGGTTGTTACGGCATGTCCAATGACCAATTTAGTGGTTGGGTTATGTGGTATTCGATAGCCCACAAAGTAGATAAGGCGTTAGCCACTAGGATTTTACATTGCTGTGGCGACACTCCGATGTTGAAGGAGTTATCGACGGCCGTCAAAGCTCTTGGATTAAATAGTAGTCGTGAGGGGGCGATGATCTGTGAGTTAACGACTCTAATTGGGAGGGGTGCTTTGCCCGGTTTGGCAGATGATGATGTCGAGACCAGGGTGAACTACTCACGTTTCTTAAAGGAAAAAGCTGCGGTTATGGACAGTTCTAGCTTAAGGCGCGCTATACGTGAGGTGATAGCTGAGGAATTGACAACTGTACCTAAGTGGATGGACAAGGATGATTATTGGTCCCGGCGATGGATGTACACCAAGAGCGGTTCCCACACTCGCCATATAGAGGATGTTATGTATGGCAAGAGGTTAGATCTACCGGAACAACCTACGCGTCGTGAGTTTGCGGAAAGTGTTAAAGAGAACATCGTAGCCGAAGGGTCCCCTAGTGTTTGGGCTGGGCTGTCTTGGAAGTTAGAAAATGGGAAGACACGTGCTATTTATGGGTGTGACACTCGAAGCTATTTCACTTTTGATTATCTATTGAGGCCGATCGAGGCGGTTTGGCGCAATAGGTCAGCACTGCTTAATCCGGGGATGAACTTGCAAAGTTCGCTCTACCCTGAGCTGGCGAGCAAGGGTCCGTTCTACTATATGTTAGATTTCGACGACTATAATTCTCAGCACACTTTGGAAGCTATGAAAATGGTGATAGAGGAGGCTACTCGTGGAGCACCTGAAGAAATAAGAGAATGGGCGATCAACAGTTGGGACAATATGAACGTACGTTGGGTGTCAGATAGGACCGGAAATTTGGAGGTAAAGAGGATGGTAGGTACGTTACCTTCTGGACACCGTGCCACCACGTTCGTTAATACCGTGTTGAATGCTGCTTATTGTAGGGTGGCCATGGGTGACTCCTACAAACAACTTGGTGCATACCATGCAGGGGATGATGTTATAATGTGGGGACCTCACGAACCTTTGAGCAAAGCTATCTCTGGCGTAGAGAGGTCCACTCTAAGGGTTAACAGGTCAAAACAGTCTATCGGTAATGTGTCCGGGGAATTTTTAAGAGTTGCCTTCAACAAGAAGGAGGCCCGGGGTTATTTGGCAAGAGCAGTTTCAGGCTGTGTTTCTGGTAGCTGGGTTACTGAAGCGCAGATTGCCCCGAGATCATACTTAGACAACTTCACTAGGATGGCGTGGACTATGGCCAACCGGAGTGGAGTTCGGAATGCAGGTGCAGTACTAACACACTCTCTAATGGATAGGATGAGTATTAGTGAGAGTGAGGCTCACGCAATATGCACTAATAGGGTGAGCATTGGGGGGTCACCGATAATGGACGACGACCCTAACCCATGGACACGCTACGATATTAAGGGTGGTAATCCCAAATTCGGCAGAGTTGATGCTGGTAGTCACTGTTTTGCTACAGAAGATTACTTACATAACCACGTCGACATGAAATTACTAGAGGGCGCAGGAGTGAATCCTGGATCTTTGAAGGCACTGATGCTAAAGGCGTCTTATAAGCCCAGATCTGATCCAGAAATCAAAACTATGTCCTTTACAAAGACCTTGTGTCCCGCCACGGTACAGCTCGGAATCGTGACGGCCACACACTTCAAACGACGGGAGACGACAACGTCTACGGCTATAGGTATGCTGGAGGGTTTGATGAGCGGAGTTGATTGGCGCTATTTAATAGCGCAAATTAGAGGTACAGATGCCAGCTTGTTATCTGTTACCGGGAAGAGTGAGTGGCCCGTTGGATCGCCAATGGGGGTGCCGTATTCGGACAACATGACGTTAAGGGAAAGGTTTGTCCAGCCTATGTTGATGAGGCCTTTGTATAAAGTTTTCACATAAACTATAAATTTTGTGAACAGAAAGAAG